CTGAAGTAATTGAGTACATTTCAAAGAACGGTGGCAACAAATTTATTGAAGCACTGGTTGAAACATATATGGAGCTTACCAACTCGCAATCTGTCTCCATGCCCCATCAGCCCAAACCTTAAGCGTATTATCAAAAGTGTTTTCCACCATTGCGCCACTCTTGCCGGTTGCTGGATCTCCGGTGTCAGTCTTAATGGTATAGGTAAACGCAGGATAACCCTCAATATCTTCAATGCGTTTCTGTATTTCAATGAGTTTATTTACAATAGCTTGATCAAGTTCTTGGCTCATACGTCACCAAACTTAATATTAATATTTTCCATGTCCCTGGCCGAAACGGTAATGTTTGCCCCTACGATTAATTTATTAAAATTTTCTCCCGAGAATGAAGCGGTTATACGGTCGCCCCACGTATAATCTTTCCCGTAATATAAACTCTTTAATTGCAGCATATCAAAATCAAGTTTCTTTTGTGGCTGGTTTTCTTCAAGAACTGCATCACCAACATCATTTAACGCTGAAACGGTTGATTGAGAAGTTGCGCTTTTGGTTGATTCGATTAAATTCCAGGGTGATTCAACAATAGCATCATTGTTTGATCTAAAAATTACCTGCCTGTCTGTTCCTTGCCCTTGCCCCAACACGAACACCCGGTTTATTTCATTTCCTCGATCTTTGGTTAATAATGGGTTTCCCATGTTCCCAAACTCTTGCGAAAACACTACTGGCACATTTCCATATGAGTTCAACCCGGTAATTGCACTTACCCCGTCAGTAGTTCTATTTTCTCCACGTTGTTCGTCATATGCCATAAATTGAAACAGTGCGTCACCATATCCAATAACATCATAGTAAATACCTGTCTTCAATGCGATATCATCCACAACGGTTAATAAGTTCTTAAATGATCTTTCACCTTCCCAGGTGGTGCCCCTATGGTAGTCAGGTTCCACTGAAAATCCAGGAAATTCACCATTTCCAATTCTACCCAACCCTGTACTGGCGATAGATGTACAGTTTTGGATAACAAAACTTTTCATAACGGTTTCGCCAATACCAGACTTGCTTGTAAATGTAGTACCGGCATAATACATAATATGCCGTCTTTTCAATAATGACAAATATGAAGAGGCGTATGCAGTAAAGGTTGCTTGTCCATCATCATCATATTTCAGGGTCGTTGTTCTACACAGGCCTTCCCATTCTATATACCAGTCAAGGCCTATATCTTTATCGGCCCGCCATACTTCTATTTGGTAATCAGGTAAAAATAAAGAAATTCTATCATCTTCACCATTGATTGATAGATTGGCAGTTGAAACGGTGTTGACTTCATGATTAAAAGTCAACACCTTCCAGTCAACGAAAATAGCTGCTACGGTGCCGTTATGATCCTTTAGTCGAACTTGGTAATTTACTGTCATTTTTTCTTTTGGCCTTATCTACGATTTTGCCATCAATGATATAACCAAACTCTTCCAGGATTTGCAGCAGCAACTTATCTTTTTCAACAGCATTCAATTCAGTATAAAGCATACCGTCAAAGTTTCGTACCATGGAGCTGACATTGAATTTATTTCTACCCGTTGATTTAATTTCATATTGCATAGATAGTTACCTCTTGGTCTTCAAGGGTTACGACAATCGTTGAATCAGGCACGTCACAGGTGACTTCAAGTTTACCCTTACCACTCGTAAGTTGTACGGTTTGCGGAACGCTGTTTATAAGCACCTCAACGGCTTCTGGCAAATCGCCGATCACGTTGCACACACATACATCTACAACCGCCGTGTGTACGCCATTGGCCTTGATAATTGACGTGCTTCCGGTACTAACCATTAGCTGGTATTTCAACAATTGCGCCTGATCAATAATGGCCTGTGCCTGGGCTCGCTGTTGTTCAGTAGCTTCAGGTTTAAAATTTATTGTACACACTCCATTTTCGCACACCGCAATACCATAGGTTGGTATTTCGGCTTCATCAAGTATTTTTTGCAATTCAGTTATATTCATGAGATTACCCCTTTAAAAGAATAGATCCGCCGCCTGCATCAACACGTTGTGAATTGGTCGTTGTTGCATTCGCGCCGGTTGCAATTTCATACATATCAAAATAGTTGTACCCAAGTCTTGGCATAACCGGGGCCGCTATTTTTAATTGAAATAATAGTCCAGCAGAACCGGTAATTTTAGCGCCTGGACAAACAGCTGCAGTCGTTACTCCGTTATATCTCATAAGTATGTCATAGGTTCCAGTTGTAGCTACTGATATACCGCAATACTCAGTTATAGCATCTTCAGATACACCGATAACCATTTCAAATATTGACGCTGCGTCATTGTTCCATAATCTTGAAGTACCTGAAGTTGTCGTCCACCCAGCACTAGGAACTATATTCTGCAATCTAATTTTTACTTTATTGTAGTAATTCCATACGAACATCTTGGGTGGCCGGGTCGTAATAAAACTATATTCCGTTTGCCCGGCAGCCACAGTTCTAATTGTTCCAAGATACAATTTATTTGTTTCTACAGCCTTTACAAGGTGTCCATCCTGCAAAACCAGCGCCGTTGCCCTGGCTGTATCACTGGCCCATTTAACACCTTCAAGGGTGATTACACCGCCATTATCATAGATAAATATGTCATAGTTTGAATTCGCATCATACCCCAAAATACTTAATTGTCGTTCAGTGAAGAATTTTGTTCTCCAGTACCCGCCAATAAAAAGCGTTATTTGATTTCCAATATATGGAGTATAGTAAACGGTTGATTGTGCCAAGGCTTCTGCAGTCATTACGGGCGTATTTGTTGTAAGTGTCAACCTGCCTTGTACAGCAAATTTATTTAATTCAAGCGGGGTTTGTACAAATTCCCTTTCATCAGTGACGGTTATAACGCCGCCGACGGTTATACTTATTTGAGCAAGTTTAATATCCCAGGTCGTACCATCAATCTGGACAATGGCAGGCGCGGCGCCTCCCTCAATGCCCGCAATTCTATGCACCCGTACGGTCTGGTTCGTTGAATCTTTTCTCAACACAAGCCGGTCAATACGGGTGAATGTTGCTGGGGCTGTGATGGCAACGGCCAACGCGGCGCTGTTGTTATATACATTACCATCCACAATGGCCCAACCGGCTGCTACTGACACCGGGGAAGACGCTCCGGTTACTTCCAATTCACCATCATATTGCCAGATAACACCCTCATACACCCTATCGACCATAAATAGACGTCTATACATATCTGACCATTTGTCAGACGTGTAAGGCCCTGCGTCCCCAACAGTAGTTCCACTCCATGGTAAAGATGTTTCAGTCATAGTTTATATTCCTATATATTTATCATACCATTTTACGGTTATATCCGTTACTCCAAGCGCTGCGTTTGAACCGTAAATTGATAGTGTATTAATTCCACCGGCCACTTCAGGATTAGGAGCGATGTGAAATGTAGCAAGGTCTGAATCGCTTGAAATGGATCCAATAAGGTTTGTTCCAGTATTATCTACAACAGTTTTGACGCCATAGTTTAAATCAATCGTTATGGTTGTTCCTGCAGGAATATTGTAATTAAGAAATATTCTTTCGTCTGTCGACTCATTTTCAATAATAAAGCCATTTAACGGCCCTTCAACCGTAATGATAGGGTATGTTTCCCATGTGCCTGAATAGGTGATATTTGTTGTCACGTCAATGGAGTCAGAACTAAAATCTATGGGGAAGGTTATTGGAAATACAAGGCTTTGATTAATTGTCAAAATGAAGGTGTATGATTTAACAACCGGGTTAAAAAACAATGGGTCATGCGCAATAAACCGTAGCGCCTCTTTTATACTGAACTCATCCCATTCACCCTCTTTGCTGCCAACAAAGACTGGACCACTCTCAATCAACACATATAGATCACGTATGGTTCCATCGGGCAATATTTTGCGCAACGTACCAGGGAATTGCGTTGCTGTTTTCCTGTTGGGTCGAATGGCATCAATTAACGCAGATCGTAAACTCCAATATTCTGTTCTGCATCCACCGTTTTGAGTAAATACAAAGGATATGATTCTTGGCCCAAGCCTGAAGTCAAGCGGTGTTTCACCATGCTGCAACGGGCCTTGTTGCGTTTGGTATTTTATAGGCGGCATACCCTGGCCTTCCAGACCATAGATAAATTTCCCTACATTGTCATTCAATTTATATACCACCCCATCCGGTGAAATATACTGATCAAATTCAAGTTGTGTCATGTTATCGCCGCCAATAGTCTCATATCATCTACCAAACTCGTAGGTGACTGTGAGTTCTGGTAGGTTGGACTCATGTTGTAATTGTACGTATTTTGTACCGAGGAAGAGGGTACAGAAGAGGCCAATTGCAAGGCCGGCGCCACTGTTTTATTGATCGCATTTATTGTAGCATCTACCGGCGTATTGGATAATGAATCTATACCTTGTTGTAAGCCTAGCATCATATTTTCGCCAATGTCAAAAAATACTCTTGATGGTGATTTTATGCCAAGCAAATCTTTAGCAGCACTAATTGCTGCATTAACATTATCTTTAATGGTTTGTACCAATGCTGCAGCCTTATCAGCGATACCTCCAATTAACCCTTGAATAAGATTTTGTCCTAAAGTGAAAAACTCAGTTACCTTCAAATTCAAGAACGTCACTATTTCAGCAAATTTTGTTGTTATGTTTGTTAGTATTTCATTTATTTTTTCAGATATTGCCGTGACAATATTTCCAAAAACTGTTTCTACTGTTAATTTAATTAAATCCCAATTGGATTGCCATGTTGCCATAGTGGTTACGAAAAATTCTGATATTGAAGTCCACACCATAGTTAACCACGTAACAATAGATATCCACATATTTGTGAATACGGTTGTTACAATAAGAACAAGTTGATCCCAATCACTTTGCCACACAGATGATAATGTCGCCCAATCCGTATCAAACCATGACAGTACCCATTCAGTAAATGCACCAAAAGATTCAAACAGTGCAAGGAAAGCATCAACTACTATGGTTTTTATGGCCTCCCATGCAGTGGCCCAATCACCTTCAGATACAGCCATAACTAATTCTGCTATACCCAAAACAATGTTAATAATTCCATTTAACAAAGGTTCTATTACAGGCCACAGTCCGGCCACTTGCTCAATCAATGCGCTGAAATTATCACCCATTAATTTAATAAATGCATTGATATCTTCACCGTTTTCATCAACCCAGTCAGATATTTTTGTAAACTGTTCAACCAAAAAAGTAGAACCTTCCCCGCCTAATCCACCAAGAGCAGTGGCTATATCGCCAAATACCTGCGTGGCAGTTTCTCCAAACGTTTGTATAATGCCTATTTTCTCATCTGACAAACCCAGGGCTGACAGTACATCGGTGACCCCACCACCGCCTGAAATAATATCCATTACTTCTTTTATTTTTCCTTGCACACTATCAATGGCTCCAACTACCTCTGGCGGCAATCCAAATAGATTGGCCAAACCGGCAAAACCTGCAGCTTGAAATGACCATATGGCTTTTTGGTATGTTTCTGATAATTGCGCAATTTTTTCATCCATCCATGCCAATGCATCCTGAAACGGTTTGCTTTCTTTTATGGTATCGCCAATGCTCAATCCTAAATCTCTGAATTTATTTTTCAATAATTCTATCTGGCTTTCTGTTGTTTTCGATCTGATACCGGCCTCTTTGGTTAATGCCGTGTTTTCCTCAAAAGCTATATTGCCTTGATTCATGGAATTGGCAAGCAAATCACCGGCGCCAGATAATGATAGGAATGCTCTGATCAATCTTTGGTCTTCCAGGCCCAAATCAGATAGTGTCTGCATTGCCATATCGCCTTGTGCTCCAAGACCATCAACAAAAGCTGTGAATGCCCCGCCGGCGTCTTCTTCCCACGCAGTTTTAAATTCACTGGCTGTCATGCCTGATGTTTTGGCATATACGGCCAAATCTTTCGTGTTCATTATTGTAGCTTTGTTCATGTCAAGCAATACTTTTTGTACCGCGGTTCCACCGGCTTCAGCTTCAACACCAACTGAAGCCATGGCTGTACCAATACCCAAAATATCAGCTTGTGATAACCCGGCTACTTTGCCTGCACCGGCTATTCTTGTAGCAAAATCAACGATTTCACTTTCGCTTGCCGCAAATTTATTACCTAATGCGACCACAGCCGCCCCTACCCGAGCCGTATTTTCAGACATACTATCAGCTGATATCTGGTAAATATTTGCCATTCTTGCCAATGAATCAGCGGCAACTTCTTCTGTCATGTTGGTTGTCATTCCAAGCTGTGCTATGGTTTCAGTAAATCCAACGATAGCTTTTTGCGGTACACCCAACTGACCAGCAATTTCACCGATTGCCATTAATTCTTCAATTGATGTCGGTACCACTTTGGCAAGATCACGAAATTCCTGTTTCATCTCTTCGCCAGCCGTAGTCATGTTACCAAAATCATCCACCAGTCCATCGGTTGTTTTAGCAACACCCGCAAAGGCTGATTCAACACTTATGGATACTTTTACTGATTCAACTGAGATTTTTCCTACGGCAATAGCCAGAGCGGCGGCGGCGGCAGCGGCGGCGGCAGCAACCGCTACTGTGGCGCTCATGGCAGCATTCATCACGCCAATTCCACCTGCCGCCCCTGATGCAGTACCTCCCATGCCAACGATGTTGGAACTCATGGTTGCAAGTTGTCTATTAAATTTTTCGTAATCACGCACTACCGCGATTACTCCAACTTGCTCAAAGTCTGCCATTATTTTTTCCTAGCCGCAGCTT